CGTTCACATCATTTGTAACGCTTTGACTTGTGATGTTAGCTGAACCACTATACTTATCGTATGAGCCAGTTCCACCGCCAAGCTGTAAATCTAAAGCAACTGTACTACCAGCAGTTAAGCCAGTTTGTAAAGCGCCTTCAGCTGTACCGCTTTCGTCAAAAATTGCTGTAATAGAACCAGACCACGATTTTAATGTCGCTTGAGATTCTTTCCAACCACTTGAACCAAAATCAGTAGTATCAACAGTTTCTTGACTGATGTCTAAAGACCACGCTTTAGCGTTGCCCATAGCACCAGAAGCAACCGTTACACTGCCGTTATAACCTTGAATAGCCATTATGTAACTCCTTGTTTGAGTGTTGTAAATGTAATCAGAAATCCACGCTCTTGTTTTTCAACATCAACCGTAACTTCGCCAATCAATTCATCTCTTGAAGCATCAAGAATTGCCTTCATCTTCTTTTCAGAGTAAAGCCTATCATCTAAGAACAATTCTACTTGTTCAGTTAAATCATATACTTGCTCACCAAAAGTTGAACGCTCATCATTAATAATAAAAGATGAGATTGTTTCACGAAATTCACGATTATTAAGCGTGTCATTCTTTGTCAATTTATAGCCTTTTGCTTTTAGCAGACTTATCATTTCATCAATACCACTTGATTAGATTGCTTTTCTTCCACTTCTTCAATAGTACCATCTTCATCAGTATCATAATCAGCTTTCAAATTAACTAACTCACCGTCATAGTTTTGTTTGAATACTAAGTATGATTCGTGATAAATATCATCAGTGTCAGCATCTTGACGCTTTGACATACAGATCAACTCTAAACACTTTGTCAAATGAAGTTCTTTCACTTGTGAAGTTGTCAAGAATAAATCAATGTCTAAACCTTTGTTACGCATCTCATTTTTAACTATGTCATAAGCACGGTTAATATAAGTTGTGTAATCAAGATAAACAATACCAAAACCAGTAGATGAATCTACCGCAGTTGATACCGCACTAAAACCGAATGTACCAGTTGAATCAGTATAAGAAGTAATCGTAGCATCAACACCAGCATTATCACCAGTTAAGAAGCCAATAGTAGCACCAACTATTTCCGCTTCTATCAAGTCGGTTAAACGACCAGAAACAAGTGTAGTAGTTGAGCCAGAATCAGCCTTTTCGTAATGATCAGCCAGTATTGGTAATGCTTGGATAACGTCCGCATTTGTTAGAGTCCACGCCATTTGTTATACCTCATTAAAACACGATAAACCTTTCATAGATTCATAGTGTGATTTCTTTGATAAAGTAATGACATCACCAGTTTTAAAGGTATAGATGCCACCATCAATGCAGTGTGACCCATCGCAAATTGCTTTCAATTGTGGCTTAGTAACTTTTTTAGCTACTGCCGTTTTAGTTACCTTGCCCATTGATTACGCTCCAGTGATAACGCGAAGTGCGTTTTGGTCAATTACGCCGTATTTTAGAACGCCATACCAACCCATATTCACTTCACGCTGAAGAGCATCAGTACCATCAGAAGTTCTGAATTCTGGCGCTAACGCAACAGCTTTACCAAGTGCGTTCATACCGAAACAAACAACTTCACCAGCTGTTACATTTGAATCTTCCACTAATGTGAAACCCTCTAAAAATCCAACCATTCCAGAAGTAGCTTCTTCAATAGAAGTACCTTGAGCAATAGAGATGTAATCACCTTTAATGTCTGAGATTTGAGCTGGATTGACAAACGCTACATAACGACCGTCTGGGAACTTAGCGATGCCAGCAGTAGCCAATTCTGTGTAAGCAGTACGCAAATCATCAGTAGCCAAAGTGCCGCCAGTTGTTGGAGTGATAGTATTAGTACCAGCTTCAAGAACCGCAAGACCTAATGCGTCAGTTGTTTCGCCAAGGTTTACACCGATCAATTCAGCAGAAGCTAAGTCAGCTTTACCAGCAGTAGCAATATTTGCTAATGAAGTTGAAGTGATAACAGAACCATATTCATCCATAGTCAAAGTAACTTTAGTGTCACTCATTGTAGATGAAGTCGGCTGTGTGCCATCAGCTAAAGGCGTAGTTGCTTTAGTCATTCTTGAGAATACAGTAAACGCAATAGAGTTTGCCATATCGTCTTGCCTGATTGTTGCGTATGCGTCAATCTTGTTGTATGAGTTACCAGAAATGATAACCGCTTGATTCATTAAATCTACTACTGAATCAGATAGTGTTGTTTTTGTATTTAAAGCCATTTTTGCTTCTCCTAAAAATTAAATTTCGTTTTGGATTGCTCTCAATTCAGCCATAGTTTTAGCACCTTTGACTCGTTCCCCAACATCTAATGATGCTCGGTTAGAAGTCGCATCTACTTTCTTTGGCTGATTATCAGCACCCTTGAACAGATAAGGTTTGACACCTTTTAAGTCGGTTATAAATTCGTCTTGATTAAAATCTTCACTTCTACTGGCTTGTGCCAATAAATGCTTGAAATAATCAGCGTCTTTAATGCCGTTGTCGCTAACCACCTTTTGAATTGCCATATCGGCTTGAATCTTTTGGTTGTTAGTTTCCAAGCCTTCAATCGTTGAGTTTAGCGTTGAAATCAACTCTGCTGCCTTTTCCAGTTCGGACTTATTGGCATCATCTGCTTCTTTCTTTGCTAATATCAATTCTCTCGCTTGTTCAAAAGAATCTACGCCTAATTGCTCTGTTAATTCAGACTTAGCACGCTTTGCGCCTTTGCTAAAGCCTTTATCAATCAAGGCATCAAGTTTAGATTGTGATATAACCACCTCATTTTCAGTCTTAGGAGTGTCGACCATTTCCGTTTTAGGAGCTTCGTCAGCCATTTGTTACCTCTTATATATAAAAAGTTGTTTTAATAATAACACTATTTTAAACCTTTGGCAATAAAAGTGCCAATACGTTTGTACATATATTCTTCTTGCTTATCATCAAGACCAAAAAAAAGGGCGTTTTAATTTGTGATGATTACCGTGTGCTTTATTGGTTTCCGTACTGCTATTGAAATAAATCCTCGCACCATCTCTATATTTCTGTGACCTTATAGAGTTAAGCATCTGTCCGTTGAATGTTAGATTGACCTTTGCTGAACGCCCAGCCTTTTTACGCCTTTTAATATAATCATCATTCTTATAGCCTTTAAATGCTTTGTTGTTCATATCCTTACCCTTTTGGGTTCGGTTCTGAATACCAACAACAAAAGATTCAGCAACAGATGCCACTTCTTCATCAGTAGCACTTAACGTCTTTAATACACGCATAAAGTTAGGGAATTTAGTTACACGAATACCCATTAGCTTTGGCTTCCTCTTTTTTCATCTTATAGAATCTATGGCGGCAGTTATATCTACGCTTTGGATTGCCCTCTAATTCGTTCTTCTTTGAATCGTTATAGCATTTGTTATCTGATAGTAAATGAGCGCAATATTGCCTTGTAGCACCATCATTAACACCAACATAAACCCAAACACCCTCACCAACATCTTTAGCCCTTAAATCAATCAATTCTT